GGTTGGCATCGCTCAGGTAGGCACCGCTCAGGTTGGCACCGCTCAGGTTGGCATCGCTCAGGTTGGCACCGCTCAGGTTGGCACCGCGCAGGTTGGCACCGCTCAGGTTGGCACCTCTCAGGTTGGCATCGCTCAGGTTGGCATCGCTCAGGTAGGCACCGCTCAGGTTGGCACCGCGCAGGTTGGCATCGCTCAGGTTGGCATCGCTCAGGTAGGCACCGCTCAGGTTGGCTTTAGATCCATTTTCACCAAACGAAGTCACCCACACTTTGTGCTCATCCAGAATTTTTGATAATTCAGCATGGTTCATTTTGTTAATCCTTTTCATTGGTCGTAGTAGGCTGGAATTGATTTGCCTTTAACCTTCTGCCGCCCGGTACAAGTTAAGCCCATTTCGCGGGTTGGCTTGCTGTAGAAGATGCGATTGCGTTTCTGCTCAGTAGCTTCCGCCTCCTGGTAATCGCGGAGAGCTACGAGCGAAGTGGCTCGGTCTGCTCTGACGCAACCAGATAGCTTCTGTTCGATTCGGCGAGCAAGAGAAGCGTCTTGCTGTGCCTGTTCAATCTTGGCGGCCCGGCGCGCTTTATAGCGGCTCTTGGCAGTGCCTTTTGCTTCTTTCCAGATGATGGTTGCCATACTGACCTCCGGTTAAGTGGTTTAGGTACATGGCGCGCCAGATGCTTATCTTCTGGTTGCTTCTGCGAGCTGCAATTCGCGCCATCTCCAAAACCACCTGGGTTCTGGTCTCAACGGTTAGGTTGAGAGTTCATCGATGTTAAAGAGCGATGCCAATCTGTTCCGGTTGGCTACCAGCGTCCTGCTGATGGACTAAATATAAAACCTTGGTTGTATTAATGTCAACAACCAAGGTTGTAATATTTGAATTTTGGTTGTTTTGTGGTTGTTTTTTAAGGAAATAAATTTTGTTTTTGTGCGCAAAAAGAACTCTTGCGAGCCATTAAGGGGGAAGAGAGGGGAGGTTAACCGACTTTTGAGGCGCTAAACGTTGGGGTGATAGTGGGGATGGGGATGAGGGATATGCTGCGGGCAATAAAAAACCCGGCGCGGTGGTCGGGTTATTCTTGTTCTCTGGTCAAATTATATAGTTGGAAAACAAGGATGCATATATGAATGAACGATGCAGAGGCAATGCCGATGGCGATAGTGGGTATCATGTAGCCGCTTATGCTGGAAAGAAGCAATAACCCGCAGAAAAACAAAGCTCCAAGCTCAACAAAACTAAGGGCATAGACAATAACTACCGATGTCATATACCCATACTCTCTAATCTTGGCCAGTCGGCGCGTTCTGCTTCCGATTAGAAACGTCAAGGCAGCAATCAGGATTGCAATCATGGTTCCTGCATATGATGACAATGCCGCCCCAAGACCATCTCTATGAGCTGAAAAAGAAACACCAGGAATGTAGTGGCGGAAAAGGAGATAGCAAATGCTTACGATAACGTAAGGAATTATTACTATGTAAACACCAGGCATGATTCTGTTCCGCATAATTACTCCTGATAATTAATCCTTAACTTTGCCCACCTGCCTTTTAAAACATTCCAGTATATCACTTTTCATTCTTGCGTAGCAATATGCCATCTCTTCAGCTATCTCAGCATTGGTGACCTTGTTCAGAGGCGCTGAGAGATGGCCTTTTTCTGATAGATAATGTTCTGTTAAAATATCTCCGGCCTCATCTTTTGCCCGCAGGCTAATGTCTGAAAATTGAGGTGACGGGTTAGAAATAATATCCTTGGCAACCTTTTTTATATCCCTTTTAAATTTTGGCTTAATGACTATATCCAATGAGTCAAAAAGCTCCCCTTCAATATCTGTTGCCCCTAAGACCTTTAATATATCGCCAAATACAGGTAGCTTGGCTTCTACCTTCACCGTTGTTCGGCCGATGAAATGCATATGCATAACATCGTCTTTGGTGGTTCCCCTCATCAGTGGCTCTATCTGAACGCGCTCTCCACTGCTTAATGACATTCCTTTCCCGATTAAAAAATCTGTCAGATCGGATGTGGTCGGCCCGAAAACAGTTCTGGCAAAACCAATGGTGTCGCCTTCAACAAACAAAAAAGATGGGAATCCCAATGATTCGTCATCTGCGAGGCTGTTCTTAATATCTTCAACTGAAGCTTTAGAGCGATTTATCTTCTGAACCAGACTCTTGTCATTTGTTTTGGTAAAGAGAAAAGTTTTTCCATCGATTTTATGAATATACAAATAATTGGAGCCAACCTGCAGGTGATGATTATCAGCCAGCAGAGAATTAAGGAAAACAGACAGGTTTATTGAGCACTTATCTTTCCCTTTATTTTTGCTGCGGTAAGTCGCATAAAAACCATTCTTCATAATTCAATCCATTTACTATGTTATGTTCTGAGGGGAGTGAAAATTCCCCTAATTCGATGAAGATTCTTGCTCAATTGTTATCAGCTATGCGCCGACCAGAACACCTTGCCGATCAGCCAAACGTCTCTTCAGGCCACTGCGCCTTAACTACCTTTCCTATGATGCACGCCACACATTTCAGCCAGTCCTCGGCCGGTAAGATATGGCGTTCCATCATTAAGAACTCCCATTGCCACTCCTTCAACTTCAACCTCTTTTACAGGAAATAATTGGAGATTTCCTTGGCGGGGCGATATGGGTTTTATCTCATTAACCATATGATTTTCCTTATTAAAGTGTGGCGGGCAATGCCGGTTGTAACGTCCTTCTAGATTACCCAAACGTCTCTTCAGGCCATTGCTATAGCTTGTTGTAAGCTATTGACTCATGGATAAGAGCTTTACCCATGATATAGAGCTGGTCCTGATTCTCTTCTGTCACGTACCAATCCTTATATGCTGGGTTGTCTGAGAGCACTACCAATTGAAGACCCTGCATCTGTAGACGTTTGACGTGAAAGTGTTGACCGAACACAAATGCATAGACGCCATCTACCTTGAAGTGCCTCACAGAAACATCAAAGAAGAGACGATCTCCAGACTGAATGGTTGGGCACATGCTGTCACCGTCTACTGTCATCACCTTGATGTCGCTTGGGGGCCGATTGCCAAAAAGCGATCTCGCGTGCTCTGTCGTAAACTCAATAGCATGAAGAACTTCCACATATTCAGAAAGCATAAACGAGCCCGGCCCGGCGCTAACAGTCAGGTCTAAAACGTCAACCCTGAATACATCGTGCGCCAAATTTTCCATACCTTTCACTGTGAACCGACTCCCTTCACTGCACATAGGGCCACTACCCTCAGATAACCATTCCGGCCTTACACCGAGAATACTGGCTATTTCTACAATCTTTTTTGAGCTTTTAGCCTTCCCAGACGTCAGTTTCTGAATTGCAGCCTGCGACACCCCAACCTTTTCGGCTAGAGACACCTGGTTAATTTTTGCTTTCTCCATGGAAAGCTTCAATCGCTGAGAAAGAGTCATGTTCATCCATTAAAAATACAACCCCAGTTGTCGATAGGCAAACAACCAAAAACTTGCATGATAACAACCAAGGTTGTATATTGGTTTTAAGACAACTGGAGGTGGTTTTATGAATCAAGTTATCAAAACCGCCATTGCCATCGTAGGAACGCAAAAAGAGCTGGCTAAGGCCTGTGGCGTTAGTCAAGCAGCTGTTCAGAAATGGCTTTATGGCAAGGCAAAAGTATCGCCACAAAATGTTGCCTCGGTTGTAAAGGCTACGGGAGGTAAGGTGCAAGGGCATGAAATACGCCCAGATCTTCCGGGTCTATTCCCTAAACCGAATCAGGCAGCATAAGCAGTACCCGCTCTTTAACAGTTCTGGCCGCTCACCTCTAACCGGGTAAGCAAAAACCAAGTGGCAGACCCCACGGTCTGCGCACGTATCTATCTAAACAACAAAGGAAGAATACCGAATGGAACTTACAAGCACACGCAAGAGAGCCAACGCAATTACCAGCAACATTTTCAACCGCATCGCTATTCGCGGTCAGAGAAATATCGCATCGCAGCTGGGCGTTGATGAGTCGCAAATTACCCGTTGGAAATCCAGCATGATCCCGAAAATGTCGATGCTGTTGGCAATTCTGGAATGGGGAGTTGAAGACGAGGAATTATCGAATCTTGCAAAGCAGGTAGCACTGCTTCTTACAAAAGAGAAAGCGCCCAGCTGCGGTAACAGCATGGACGCTTAGCAAACTGTGTTACGCCAACACAATCAACAGGAGACATTTTAATGCGAAAACGCAGGAAGTACCAGGAAAAAGAAGAGATTCGGCACCCTGAATCACCTGACGGGTTGGTTGTAGCGGCAGCCAATAACAGATCGTTCGCTGAACGGTTCATTGGTGTTTATCGACTGGCTAAAGCAGGAGTGAAGAATGGGCGTCGTTAAATTAGCAGACTACCGGCAGCAAGAACGCCGCGTAAACCAGCAGGAGGCAGCCGGTATGGGTTTTGTCTCTATACACCGCCAGTTTATGGATAGCCGACTCTACAAGGACTCTCAGGCCGTGCATCTTTGGGTGCATCTCATCCTCAAGGCAAATCACGAAGATGCCGTCGTAAACACCGATGTTGGACCGGTCACCGTTGAGCGCGGGCAGATGATTACAGGTCGTCCGACACTGGTCAGCGAAACGTTCATTCCCGACAACAAAGTGAAAAGCCTCCTGCGCACTTTTGAGGCTAAAGGGATGATTACCGTCACGTCGATGCAGAAGAAATTCAGTCTCATCACCATCGTAAAATATGACGATTTTCAGGCTCAAAATTGTCCAACGAATGTCCAAGACTTGTCCAACGCTAACCCCAGTAAAAATGCGGCTCTCAGCGATGTTTGTCCAAGAGATGTCCAACGTTTGTCCATAAACAATAATATAAATAATTACTCTCTTACTAACGTAAGAGAGAGTGCATCTTCCTCAGAAAATCCAGAACAGAAAAAACCGTCTCTCAGCTGCGAGCAGGTGGTCGAAGTTTACCGGCGGGTTCTCCCTGAAGCGCAAGGGATAAACATCCTGACTGACAAGCGGAGAAACCTGATCCGCACCTTCTGGCAGAAAGCCAGCAAAGTTACCCGGCAACTGGACGGGCATCCGTTCACCCTTAATGACTGGGAAGTCTATCTGAACTACATCGCCACCAACTGCCGCTGGATGCTGGAAAACAGACCTGACCACCGCACCGGCAAGACCTGGCGGAAAAAGTCGATTGAGTTCTTCCTGAACGTCGATGTGTACGCAAAGACACGAGAGGGGGCCTGCGATGACCTCTGATTACAAAACCCCACCGAGCAACTACGAAGCTGAACAGGCCGTTCTCGGCTCAGTGATGGTCGCCCCGGATAGCGACAACGTCCAGAAGGTGCTCGGCTTCCTGAATGCGGACATGTTCTACAGCCGGCAGCACGGCAGAATCTTCGCTGCGTTGCAGGGACTGAACGCCAAAGGCAAGGCGCTGGATATGCTGACGCTTTCAGACGCACTTGAGATGCAGGGAGAGCTTGAACAGGTAGGCGGATTCGCTTATCTGGCAGACATTTCCCGCAACACGCCAAGCGCCGCTAACGTCATGCACTACGCCAATGTCGTTAAGGACAAATCGACAGAGCGCATGGCAATCGAGCAGGCAACGCAGATGCTTGAGGTGCTCTACTCGCGCTCAGGAATGACGACCGCGCAGAAGCTGGAAGCGGTGCAGGCGCTGGCGATGAAGGTCGATGACAAAGCAAAAACCGGAAATCATCGTGGCCTGATGACGTTCAGGGATGCATTCAACAAATGGACTTATCAGGTAGGTGAGCGACTTGAAGGCAACCCGTCATCGGTAGGCCTGACATCGGGGATTGAAGCGCTGGACGAAATGCTGGAGCCCAAGCGAATCGTGCGCGGATCTCTTTTCGTTGTAGGTGCGCGCCCGAAGATGGGCAAGACCACCGTCTACCAGAAAATGGCTATCCACTGCGCGCTGGTAGAAAACCTGCCAACCCTCGCATTCAGCCTCGAAATGCCGACCGAGCAGCTGGTAGAGCGAATTATCTCGCAGCACTCCCGCGTAAAGTCGGATGTGTTTTACCAGAACGGATACAACGAAAACCAGTTCGCCCAGGCGCTCGCCATGGGTACGCAGATTGCCGACAGCAACAATCTGTACATCGATGACACGCCGGGCCTGTCTCTGGCTCACATCGTATCCGAGTCGCGCCGCATTAAGCGCGAGCGTGGCGAGGTGGGGATGGTTCTTGTCGACTACCTGACGCTCATGGCTGCCGAGAAGGCGGATACCGAGTCTCAGGCGTACGGAATCATCACCAAAGGTCTCAAGGTACTGGCTAAAGAGCTTAACTGCGTTGTCGTGCTTCTGACGCAGCTTAACCGCGGTTCCGAGGCTCGCGCCAATAAGCGACCGCAGCCGAGCGACTCACGCTCTACCGGCCAGATTGAGCAGGACTGTGACTACTGGCTCGGTATCTATCGTGAGAATGAGGATGACGACACGGTTAATCCGGCAGAAACAGAGTTGCTTTTGCGACTCAACCGCCACGGCAACACAGGCACCGTTTACGTTGAGCAGCGTAACGGGATTATTTACGACATCGACCAGCAAGAGGCGCGTTTCCGCAGGGAAGAGCGCGAACGCAAACCGAATAAGAAAGGGGGATTTTGATGATCACTATTAGCAATGAGCAAGCAAAAGACCTGCGTAACGCATTTAAATGCTGGCAGCAGGACTATGACCCGGTAGAAGACAAAGAACAGTACGACATGTTTGGCCTCGGCGTTGTGGCGATGGATGAGCTTCTGGCGCTGCGCAAAGAGCGGGAGCGGGCAGAGCCTGCATATTACCTGAATCAGATTGATTATGGCGATGGGGAAAGTTTCGAGCTAAGAGCTTACTTTCGCGAACTTGACGCCATGAAATCTAAAGATGACTTTGGCGGCGTTGTCATCCCCGCCTACACCGCACCGCCCGCTACAGACAAAGTTGCGGAGACGGCAGTTTGTCCAAAATGTGGAAACACAGGTTTAGCTGATAGCGGCGGGGTGCAGCCATGGGGAGAGCCAATTCTCATTGAATGTGATTGCACCGCACCGCCTGCGCCTACCGATAAGCCCAAAAGCGAAATGAGCCAGCAGGCGGAACAACTGCTACGCGACACGACAGCGCTGGCAGTAACTCTGAGCGCCGAAACCGACACCACACCGCAGCAGTTCGAATCGCTGGCAGGTAAGGCTGTTGTACCGGAGGGATGGAAACTGGTGCCGATTGAGCCAACCCCAGATATGCGTGAAGCATTCCATCAGGCTAATGAGGAATGGGAAGACGGTGGCGCTACATGGAGCCCCGACCATCAGTGGAGCGCCATGCTTGCTGCGGTACCTGAGCCATGCAAATAACCCGAGACGACATCCAGGTAATATCAGCCTACATCGGCACCCCTTACTTCCTCAGTATCGAAACACTCACTAAACAATATCTCTTTACCGGCCAGCTGATAATGCTTCAGGCAATCAGTAAGGCGAGGTATTGAGCGGAGCAATCCCATGAAAACGATACGAGCCAAAATTCTCGCCATCATGAATACCGGGATGGTTTTAACCACGAACGAAATATCCAGACGAACAGGAAACACGCTCGAAGCAGTTCGCGTCGTACTCAACCGCATGCAGAAAGACGGCGAGCTGACCGGAACCAGCCAGAAGCCCCGGCGCTGGCGTCTGGTCGATTCCGTTAATCACAGAGCCGAGCTTATCCGCTGTGTGAAAGCCTTCGGCGCGCTCACTGCGATTCAGGCCAGTGAAATAACCGGCCTTTCTCCGGTGTATTGCATCAACACCATGCGGGTGCTGGAGATGAACGGTGAGCTGACACGTAAGTATGTCCACACCGAGCTATCAGATGGCCGCAAGACACGCTGCTACGAGTATTACCCGGCACCTGAACGCCATCCGCACCATCCAGCAGATTTACCCCGACCCCGAAAAACCTCTCATCGTGACCATTCAGGAAAAGACGCGCTCAGTAGAGCAGAACAAGCGTCTTTGGGCGACCCTGCGCGATGTGTCTGAGCAAGTCGTATGGCATGGCGCAAAACTGAATAGCGAAGACTGGAAGCACATTTTCACCGCGGCGCTTAAAGGTCAGCGTTCGGCACCGGGCATCAAAGGAGGTTTTGTCGTGCTCGGCCAGTCGACCTCAAAGATGCGAGTAAGCGAATTCAGTGAGCTTCTGGAGCTGATTTACGCATTCGGCGCAGAGAGAGACGTCCAGTGGAGCGAGGACGCTCAGGAGGCGATTGAATGGGCAAAACGAACAGGAAGGAAGGTGGCAGCATGACAGACAAATCAAATACGCCAGTTGAGATAAAAGACCTCTGGCAAACTCCGCCGGAAATCTACCGGGCATTGCGCAGTGAATTTCCGTTTTTCCTCGATGCGGCTGCCAGCCAGAGCAATGCGCTTTGCACCAGGTTCATTGATGAAAAGGAAAACACTCTCGAAGCGAATTGGCTATCGAAAATGCCGATTGGAGTTGGACGGGCTTACGCATGGCTTAACCCACCATACAGCGCGCCCATGCCTTTCGTTAAGAAGGCAGCGCAGGAGAATGCAGATCACAGTGTTGGCTGTGTGATGCTTCTACCGGCTGATACCTCTGTCCAGTGGTTCAAAGAGGCAATCAGGACAGCGCATGAAGTCAGATTCATTACTGGCGGGCGGCTCTCATTTCTGAACGCAAGCACAGGAAAGCCGGCAGAAGGAAACCCCAAAGGTTCAATGCTCATCATCTGGCATCCATGGCCGCGAGCTGGCGAATGTCGGATGACGACCGTCGAGCGCGATGAGCTTATGGCGTATGGCAGAAAACGCCTGGAGGCGCTGAAATGCGAAAACGGAAAAGCAGCCTAGTCGCTGTAATGGAAAACTGCATATTCATCGTCCGACCCCGCCGCAAGAAGAAACCTGAATTACCTCCCTCTCAAATCCCAACATACGCGTATACGGCCCACCTGGCTGATGTCCGGTGGATGCGTCAACGCGCCAGGAGGAAGCATGACAGCTGAATACGAGTACGCATAGCGTTTCGCCGACCTCATGGAAGACATGCAGGGCGATGGCGTGGACGCGATGAACATCCTGATGAATTACCTGATGGTCTTCGTCGAGCAGATGAGCGAGGGCGAAGAAGACAAAAGTCTCATCTGGCAACTGGAAGACAAAGAGCTGGTTATCACCATTGAGCCAGTTGACGGCACAAACATAGCGAGGCTGCACTGATGGACTATTCAAAGCTTAGTGACAGAGATATTGACGCACTAGTATTACAAGAAATTTATGGAAATCAGGCTAAGGATAAGGACGTAATGCGCGCATGGTTACATGGTAAATTTAAATATACAACAAACCCGGCTGACGCATGGCCTATCATCCGGGTGAATAAAATCGGAATTACCCCGCCGGTTGTGGGACATTTTTGGAATTGTCATTTTCAGGATATTGAAAAATATGACCCTGAGAAAGACCGATTTAAAGAATACTCGCATTCGTCGGAAAACCCACTCCGTGCCGCCATGATCGTCTTCCTCATGATGCAGGAAAGCCAACATGCTTAACCCCACCCAAACCCAAACCTACGAGCAGCAGAGCATAGCCAGAGCTCTCTGCGCAGGATGCAGCAAGCAGCTGGATGCCGATGAGGTATATGCCTGCGGCGAGTGCATCAACGAATGGCTTGTGTATAGAGACCCGAATCATTTTGTGGCGGAGGGTAATGATGACGTGGCTTTATGACATTTTACTAAAACTTTCCATGTTTGCGGCAGAAAGGCTCTACAAGGAAAAGGTTGAACAAGTTGATGTTTGGCTGAAGAGCGGGCGACAGGTGTGCTTGATGACAAGGGATAGCGCCGACCAGCTAAAGCGGGTTGCCGAAAACCTCCGCGACGCCTGGACGCCACAGCAAGTTGACGAGCTGAAGGCTGCGATTAAAAAAATCAGAGAGGAGGAAGCTAATGGCTAAATCACCTCGCAGGCGCTGTAAAAACGAAGAGTGCAGAGAGTGGTTCCACCCGGCATTCGCCAATCAGTGGTGGTGTGGTCCCGAGTGCGGCACAAAGATAGCGCTTGAGCGGCGAAGCAGGGAACGCGATAAAGCACTCAAAGCAGCAGAGAAGAAACGACGAAGAGAAGAACAGCAGCAGAAAGACAGACTCAAGATTCGAAAGCTCGCCTTAAAGCCCCGCAGTTACTGGATTAAACAAGCCCAACAAGCCGTAAACGCCTTCATCAGAGAAAGAGACCGCGACCTGCCATGCATCTCGTGCGGAACTTTCACGTCCGCTCAGTGGGATGCCGGTCACTACCGGACAACTGCTGCGGCACCTCAGCTTCGCTTTGATGAGCGCAATATCCATAAGCAATGCGTCGTGTGCAATCAGCACAAGAGCGGCAACCTCGTGCCGTATCGGGCAGAGCTTATCCGGCGCATAGGGCTTGCAGCAGTCGAGGCTGTCGAATCTAACCACTATCGCCACCGCTGGACTATCGAAGAGTGCAAAGCGATCAAGGCGGAGTATCAGCAAAAACTTAAATATCTGCGCGAAAGCAGGGTGGAGGCGGTGTGAATGAGTTGGCTCTTTTCGCAGGCGCTGGCGGAGGAATACTCGGCGGCGACATCCTCGGATGGAAAACAGTATGCGCAGTTGAACGTAATGCCTTCGCCGCACAAGTTCTGGCGCAGAGGCAAAACGATGGAGTTCTCCGACCTTTCCCGATTTGGTCTGACGTCAGCACTTTTGACGGAAAGCGATGGCGAGGCGTTGTTGACGTGGTATCGGGAGGATTTCCTTGTCAGGACATATCAGCAGCCGGAAACGGTGCAGGAATCGAAGGAGAGCGGTCGGGATTGTGGAGAGAAATGGCAAGAATCATCGGTGAGGTACGACCTCGATACGTGTTCGTGGAAAACTCACCACTGCTTGTGGGAAGAGGTCTTGCCGTGGTCATCAGTGACCTTGCCAAAATGGGGTTTGATGCGGAGTGGTGTTGTTTATCAGCATCAGACCTTGGAGCGCCCCATCAGCGCGACCGTATCTGGCTTGCTGCCTACCCCGAGGGCAAGCATGGGGTTGCATGGAGTGGCATGGTGCAGAGCAAGAAAAGGGGAGCACAGGCACAATCTCGAGGATTACCTCGCCCATCAACATTTACTCAGCGGTGGGGAAGAGATAGTTGGCCTGAACGTAAACCCAAGCTTTGCAGAGTGGCTGATGAAGTGGCCGATGGGGTGGACAGACTTGAGGCCATTGGCAATGGACAAGTTCCGGGAGTGGCGGCAACGGCATTCTCCATCCTTACCAAATCTTGAGGGGGCACCATGACAGGCATTAGCAGAGAGGTCTGTGAAGAGTATCTCGACGCCTTAGTGACGGTGGAGTTAGCAGCAAAGCTGGCGCAGAAAGACGGACGAAAAATCAACTCGACTATCAGAGCAACGGTGAGCGCCTTACTTCCACGACTCAGCGACCGGAAAGTCAGGGGCATATTCACTGGACTGGCGCGTCAGCCATTCCCGGACGGTGCGCTGAAGATGTTAAGGCGACAACTCGATTCAATGGTAGGGGAGCCAGTATGAGCACAGTAACCTATATCTCATCAGCTCAGCAGCGCCAGAAGGATAAGGAGATGCTTGAGGACATCGACCATGCGTTAAAGACGAATGACGATACACGCAAGCGCCTAGAAGCCATGCGCCGGGAAGTGATCAATCGTCTCGGGCTCAATAAGCCTGATGGAGGAAGTGCAGCATGAACCTGGAAAACTCAATCAAATACCACTTCCCGAAATCCACGCTGATAAGCGACTCTCCGCGAGCCACGGCATCAGACGCATTGACCGGCACTGATATCATGGCAGCTCAGGGAATGGTGCAGAATCGCGCGCAGATGGGATTTGCGGCGTTTATGGGGAAAATGGGCGTCAGCAGCAATGACCGTGAGAAAGCTATTGAACTGCTGACCCTGTATGCAATTGAGCGCTGCGATAAGGTTGCCGCCTTGCGCAAGCTCGAAAGTGATATTAAGCCAAAGGTAATGCAAGCGCTCGCAACTTACGCGTTTGAGGATTACTCACGCAACGCCGGGACAACCCGGCAGTGTGAATGCTGCAATGGTGCTGGTTTCATTCATGCGGAAGTCGTGACCATGAAGCACATTGGCCGGCCAAATCTTGCGGCCAGAAGGGAGCAGGTGAAAGTGCTGTGCCAGAAGTGTAAAGGGAAGGGTGTGGTTTCGACGGCGTGCTCAGACTGCAAGGGACGAGGGAAGGCGATAAATCAGGAGGAGACGGAAAAGCAGGGCGTTCCTGTGATATCTGACTGCAAACGCTGCGGCGGCGTCGGCTACCCTCGACTGCCATCTACCGAGGCGTTTGCGGCGGTATGTCAAATCACTGATGCCATCTCGCTCGATACATGGAAGAAGTCAGTTAAGCCTTTCTACGACGCACTTATCATTAAGTTTGAGGTGGAAGAATCGTGGGCTGACGCACAGTTACGAGAAGTCACCAGGTAAAAACCAAAAATAGCGCATTAATTTGTCGTGCACTATTTACTTTTCCCGAACCTGCGGATATGATTTCTAACAGTGGAAGTTGCGCACGTTGTTAAGCGCTCAAAACATTAAGCCCTGAGTTAACCGCTCGGGGCTTTTTTGTTTCCACAACAGGTAAGAGCATTTATGCAGCTGCGACAAATTGCGGCACACCGGCCGGTGCTAAGTGCTCTTTCCGTTGTGGTGTATTGCCATTGCTACTGGCTTTAAGACTCCCCTTTAAGAGGCCGTCACTTCTGGCAAGATGGCGAGCGGACGGAAGTGTAGGCAGCGAGAAAAACTCGCGCCAATTCGTGCGAAAATTCGGTGAAAATCCGCAAAGGCTTAGCAACCTTCACCACAACCAGACCACACCAAATATTTAAGGCTCGCTTCGGCGGGCTTTTTTCGTATTAGGCCACAGGCAATCAATCACAGATGAACCCTCGCATCCTTTGCCTTGCTGGCCTTTCCTAACTACACCACAGCACTTCCTATCGGAGGTGTGAGATGTCACATATGAGCAAATTAGCTTCTGGCGCAGCTTATGGCGCATCTGCCGGGACGGTGGCTAATGGGTTGTTGACCCGGCTAAGTCCTGACGAGTGGAGCGCAGTAGGCGTTATCGCCGGTATTGTTGTGGCGCTACTGACGTTCGGTATCAACTGGTATTACAAACGCAAAACCACGCTGGCGCAGATTCAGGCGTACGAGCGATGGCCTTCCGCAGCCGGGCAGTTATCAAAGGAGGACTAACGATGGCTATCCCGTCCTCACTGAGAAATAAACTGATTGCCGCAGCGGGCGCGGGCTCTATGGTCATCGCCACGATATTCATCGGTGGCAAGGATGGCGTAGAGGGTCGCAAGTATCAGGCTTACAAAGACGTCGCTGGCGTCTGGACTGTCTGCGACGGCCACACTGGCAACGACATCATTCGCGGTAAGACCTACACCGACAAAGAATGTGACCGGCTTTTGTGGAAAGACCTGCAACCAGCTAAAGCGACAGTAGACAGGCTGGTCAAGGTTCCGCTGAACGAATACCAGCGCGCTTCCCTATACAGCTTCGTGTTCAACGTAGGCAGCGATGCCTTCGCTAAGTCGACTCTCCTTCGAAAGCTCAACAATGGCGACCAGGAAGGGGCATGTGAAGAAATGCGCCGCTGGGTATACGCAGGCGGTATGAAGTGGAAGGGATTGCAGAACCGGCGGGAGATGGAGCGCTCTATGTGCCTTGCGGAAAGCGAAAATGACCTTTAACTGGAAGCTCATCCTGTTCAGCGTGATGGCTCTGCTACTGGCAATCGCTATTGTCATCGCCAGTCATTACCGGACGGCGCTCACAAAAACAGAGGCATCTTTAACCGAAGTTAATCGTGAATTAAATCTGGCTAAAGACACTATCACAGACATGCAGACTCGCCAGCGCGATGTCGCCGCGCTCGACGCCAAATACACGAAGGAACTTGCCGATGCTCAGAGCACTATCAATCAGCTTGAGCGCGATGTTGCTACTGGCAAGCGTCGGTTGCAGCTCAACGCCACCTGCACCGCGACCGGCACCGGCAGCATGGGCAATGCTTCCACCGCCAGACTTACAGACTCCGCTCAACGGGATTATTTCACCCTCAGAGAGCGAATCGAAACAGTGACCAAACAGGTCGGCTATCTGCAGGACTACATCCTGCAGCAATGCCTTAAATAAATTGTGTAACCCCGAAAGGATGGTGATCGCAATCTTGCTGACGGGTAAGCCGTAAGTGGGTGAGCCATTCTGTGAGGAATCGCGAAGCCTGCGACCATGACAACCCGCACGAAGATTCACCATCAGCAACAAAGCAATATCAGCCTCGCCACTGCGCGGGGCTTTTTTATGCGCTTCGCACGCGCAAACATCAATCCCTAAGCCTACAGAAAAGCAAGCCTGAGATTATCCGTAAATGGTGCGTCTTAGGGTACGGCTTAATCTGTGCGACAGGCTTGTTTCTCTATAGGAGCACCAACCTATGCAATATCCAGTAAATGACCATCCGTTAGTAATGACCAGCATTGAAATCGCTGAGCTGGTAGAAAAGCGGCACGATAACGTTAAGCGTACGATAGAAAGCCTTATTGAGCGGGGCACGATTGCTTCTCCTCAAATTGAGGAAAAGCCCACGGCAGGCCGCCCAGTGAGTTTTTATGTGTTTGAAGGTGAGCAGGGTAAGCGCGACAGTATTATTGTCGTTGCTCAGCTTTCGCCTGAATTTACCGCCCGCCTGGTTGATCGCTGGCAGGAACTTGAAACCCAACTTAGTCAGCCCGTGAGAATACCGCAGAGCCTGCCGGAAGCGTTGCGCCTGGCGGCAGACCTTGCGGAGAAGAAAGCGGAGCTGGAAAACAAGCTCGCTATTGCCGCGCCTAAAGTCGAATTCGTTGATCACTACGTCGAGGCAACAGGCGCGATGGGCTTCCGCGAAGCAGCGAAACTGCTGAAGGTGAAAGAAACGGACTTCCGGTTGTTCCTGATTGAGCAGGGCATCATGTATCGCCTGGCTGGAAAGCTGACTCCATATGCACAGCACCTTGATGCTGGCCGCTTTACTGTGAAAACAGGCGAGAACCAGCATAACGGCCACGCCTTCACCCAAGTGAAGTTCACGCCCAAAGGCATTCAGTGGATTGCTGGCCTTCTGGCTGCAGCAAATCTGCAGGGAGCGGCGTGATGAAAGCAATTAAGGGCTTCAAAGTTGTCGTGCTCCTGCATGAAGGTCATGAAGCCGGTTTGCCACCGGAAGAGCTCGGTTGGCAAAACCATCAAGATCCAGAGATTAAAGATGGATTTCTGATTATCAGGAAGGGACTAAACACCTATGGCCTACCACTGAGCAGAATCCACTCCTTCAGCATTGAAGCGGTCACTGATGAGTAAGCATCACAAGGTGCTTTCTAACCAAAGCGCCTGATGATGAAAATGCTTGGTCTTTTTTAATGCCAACTGTAATTTAAGTAAACCTAATAAAAAACGGAGTTTATATGGCTTACGTGAAAAAAGGTTATCTTAAAGAGACTGTCCAATATGTCAGTAACAGCGGCATAAACTACAAATATGAGATATTCCAGCGTAGCGATGGATCAAGCTTTTATGCGGTGGTTTCGCGATTAGATGAGGCCATCCCAGGCTCAGGGCATTACATTTGGATATATGATGGAAATGAAATTAACTTTCCAGATGGCACCAACCATGTCCAGTTCGCTGTAGATGAAGTCACTGACCACTTCAAGTTTAATTTTCAGGATTCATAACCGCCTACGGGCGGTTTTTTATTGGGGCAAACATGGCCGACATCTACCGCATCACAGTTAAAACCAAAACAGGCGAAACGCATGAAGGTCTGATGAAGCGATCTCAGCCAGAGATTATTAACGGCTTCATCGGCATTGCTCGCGAAGACGGCTCATGGGTATACCTGGCACCTGATAACGTGCAGGAGATGGAATACGTGCCCGAGCCGGACAAAGGGGAACAAACATCGTAAGGAATGACTATGGCGACCGAATCAAAAACTGGCCGCCCTTCTGATTATCTACCAGAGGTGGCTGCTGACATCTGCTCACTGCTTGCCGATGGTGAAAGCCTGCGCAAGGTGTGTGAGCGTCCAGGCATGCCGAATAAGTCGACTGTCTTCCGCTGGCTTGCTCAGCATGAAGAGTTTCGCGACCAATACGCGAAAGCCACGGAGACGCGCGCCGACGCAATTTTCGAAGAGATGTTCGACATCGCTGATACGGTAGCTGAAGAGGCTGCCGCAGTAGGTAAGGCGCGGCTTCGAATTGATACCCGCAAGTGGGCACTGGCCCGAATGAACCCTAAGAAGTATGGCGACAAGGTCAGTCAGGAGATCGACCACAAGTCTTCCGATGGCAGCATGACCCCTCAGCCAACAACCATTCAACTCGTACCGGTAGAGCCAACACATGAGCCAGACAGTACAGCTACCGATACCGGCGAAACTGGCACCACTTTTCATAGCGCCGAATAAGCGATATCGCTGCTCACATGGCGGGCGAGGTAGCGCAAAGACACGAACATTTGCACTAATGACAGCCGTTAAGGCCTATCAGGCTGCCAGTAATGGTGAGTCAGGCGTCATTCTGTGCGCCCGTGAGTTTATGAACTCGCTGGAAGAGTCGAGCATGGAAGAGGTGAAGCAGGCCATCAGGGCCGTTCCATGGCTCGCTGCTAACTTCGATATCGGTGAAAAGTACATTCGCACGCTGGATAAGCGGGTGAGTTATGTGTTCTGCGGCCTCCGCCACAACCTCGACAGCATTAAGTCGAAAGCGCGCATCCTCCTGTGCTGGGTGGACGAAGCCGAGACAGTCAGCGAGGTAGCATGGCAGAAGCTTGACCCCACCGTGCGCGAGGATGGCTCTGAAATATGGGTTACCTGGAACCCTGAGCGCGATGGCAGCTCAACAGACAGGAGATTCCGCAAGGAAGCTGGAGATGACTGCATAACGGTCGAAATGAACTACCAGGACAACCCTTGGTTCCCTTCAGTACTTGAAGGCGTCAGAAAGAATGACCAGAAACGTCTCGACCCAGCAACTTACGCCTGGGTATGGGAAGGTGCTTACCTCGAAAACTCCGATAAACAGGTACTGGCTGGCAAATACCGAATAGCCGAATTCTCTGATGAACTGTGGAAAGAGGCAGAGCGCTTGTTCTTCGGTGCCGACTTCGGATTTGCTAAAGACCCGAACACGCTGGTTCGCTCCTTCATCCTGCACAACCGGCTGTACATCGAGTACGAGGCTTATGGGCAGCAAACTGAACTTGACCACATGCCAGCGCTTTACGACACCGTTCCGGGTGCGCGCGAATGGCCCATTAAGGCTGACTCAGCACGACCAGAGACAATCAGCTATCTCAAACGCCAGGGATTCAATATCTCCGCCGCTGATAAGTGGCAAGGCAGCGTAGAAGACGGCATAGCTCATCTGCGAGGCTTTGACGAAATCATTATCCATCCACGATGCAAAAACGTCGCTCGTGAGGCTCGTATGTGGTCGTACAAGACCGACCGCATTACCGGTGAAGTGCTGCCTAAACTCACTGATGGTGACGAGCATACATGGGATGCGATCCGCTACAGCCTCGACGGATACATCAAGCGTAAAGGTCAGATGGCCGGGATGATGATTCCTAAGCGCCTGCAAGGGCGTTAAAATTCATATGTGATGAATGCGTAGGCTGATACGCCAAACCAGACCCTTTAAGGTCGGGAGTCAGGCAAGACAAAGCCGGTAAATCCGGTGGCACGCCTCTGAACACGGAAAGGTCAAAACGACCGATTGGATCAGGGGGTTTTACTCGCGGGATGGCAATAAATATCACTGCTACTGCGGCCAGATCCCGGTGCTGCTCAACGACGACCACAACCTGTTCAACAAAGGCCTTGCGGAGAAGCTCGAAGAAGAGCGTAAGAGGTGGGTTAAGTAATGATTTATCCTTTCGATGCCGCATACGCTCAGGAAGTCCTGCGAAAAAACTATGAGTATGCAGCAATGCTCAGCACCACACGGGAAAGGCTGGCGGCAAAAGCTCAGGGGCTTGTTAGTCACGACAGGCTGCTTGCCAATTGGGATTCTGAGACGGAGAAAGCCCACATCAGGAGCATAGCTCTTGATAGATATGGATGCCTTACAAAAAACCCATCATGAATTTTAACAGGTCGCTCCGGCGGCCTTTTTTATTGCCATAAATCCACCAACCGGATAAACCATGACTGACAAATTAACACTGGCCGTCAACCATGCGTTGAACGATGCCAGGCTTGCGCGCGCCCGCATGATGATGGCTAACCCGTCTATGGGTCTGGATGCAAAACGCAGCACGGCGTGGTGCGAATATGGCTTCAAGGAAGATTTAGACTTCCATGACCTCTATAAGCTTTATCGCCGTGGCGGAATCGCTAACGGTGCTGTAAATAAGCTGGTATCCAACTGCTGGAAAACGAACCCCGAAGTTATTGAGGGTGATCCGGATGATGAATCACTGCAGGAGTCCACGTGGGAGAAGTCGAGCAAAGAGCAGGTGTTCACCAATCGGTTCTGGCGCTCATTCGCCAAAGCCGATACACGCCGACTGGTTGGTCGCTGGGCTGGCATCCTTCTGCACGTCAAAGACAACAAGCGCTGGGATGAGCCGGTAGTCAAAGGCAGGGCGCTGCAAAAGATTACTCCAGCATGGGCCAGCGCACTGAAGGTTGCCAGTCGTGATAACAACGGAAATGTCACTAAATGGCAGTACACAGAAGTGCAGCCTGACGGGGGTAGGGTTCAGCGTGACATCCACCCTGACCGAATCCTGATTATCGGTGATATGTCCGATGACGAGATCGGATTTCTTGAGCCTGGCTACAACGCAGCTGTAAGCCTCGAAAAGGTAGAGGGTGGCAGCGGTGAGTCTTTCCTGAAGAACGCCGCGCGCCAACTGAACGTCAATTTCGATAAAGAGATTAACTTCAGCAACCTCGCGTCACTTTATGGCGTTAGCGTCACAGAGCTGCAGGAGAAGTTCAATGAGGCTGCCGTAGAAGTTAACAGCGGCAATGATGTGCTTCTGACCACTCAAGGGGCATCTGTTACGCCCCTGGTAACTTCGGTTGCCGACCCTTCACCTACTTACGATGTAAACCTGAAGACCTTTGCGGCATCGGTTGATATTCCCTCTCGCATTCTCGTTGGCAACCAGTCAGGCGAGCGCGCCAGCACGGAAGACCAGATTTACTTCAACGCTCGCTGTCAGTCGCGCCGTGGTGACCTGTCATTCGATATCGAGGATATGGTGGACAAGCTGATAGATCTGCAAATCCTGAAGCCGGTAGCCAAGTTCAGCATTGTCTGGGATGACCTGAATGAACAGTCATCTTCAGACAAGCTGGATAGCGCCAGCAAGATGAGTGACATCAACCAGAAGACGCTGGCGACCGGCGAGCAGGTATTTACCGCTAACGAAATCCGCGTTGCTGCAGGATACGAGCCGCTTGGCGAACCGCTGACCGAGGATGACGATGAAGAAAGCGAACAAGCCAGCGAAACCAGCGATACTGCCAGCCAATAAGCAAGACCCGACTGGTGTAGACAGGCTGGAGCGCGGCGCAATGCGCGAGTTCAGCAAAAGGCTACGGAAAATCGGAAAGGGGTACATAGAGCTACTTAACCGCATACCTTCAGAGCCAGCAGTAAACCAGCGCTACACCTTCCGCCTTGACCAGACACTTCTTTCCATGCTGCTTCAAAACGGTGAATCGCTCGTCGATGAAATTTTGTTGCAGGGTGGTGAGTTGAATCTGTGGTTCTGGCAGGACTACGTGTCTACGGCTTATCAGCGAGGAACGGCGCAGGAGTTTAGCAATCTGTCGCAGCAATCCCCGGCATACGCCGCCGACAGGGAAAGCATTGAGAAGATCCTGCTAAGTGACGCCTATCAGTCACGCTTGATACTTGTCAGGGCTCGCGAGTTTGAAGAGATGAAAGGCCTGAGCAATCAGGTTAAAGCCAATTTGTCTCGTGTGCTGACAGACGGTATCGGACGCGGACTGAATCCTCGTGACGTCGCCAGAAATATAACCGCGCAGACAGATATCGAGCGCAGCAGAGCCAACCGCATCGCACGTACGGAAATCACTACCGCACTCCGGCGTGCGCGGTGGGACGAACATGACCAGGCAAGAGATGATTTAGGCCTTAACGTCATGTTGCTTCATATGTCCGCCTTAAGCCCCACAACGCGACGTACACACGCTCTCAGGCACGGACACCTCTATACCTCGGATGAGGTCAGGGAGTGGTACAGCATCAACGGCAACGCGATTAACTGCAAATGCACACAGGTCACGGTTCTGGTCGATGAGAAGGGCGTGCCGCTTAACTCCAGCGTTATCGATATTGCCAAAAAAGAGTTTGCCCAGACATGGGGCAAGAGGATGGCTGCGAATAAATCACATCACTGCTGCAAACACGCGGCATAGACAAGAGTAATCACCCATGACAATGCAGGTTAACGTCACCACAAAGGTGAACAGCCAGTCTATTCGCCGTGAAACGTATAACGGGCGCGAACATCTGGTTCTGCCCAGCTATACGCTGCCGGCGAACGTAGTAATGAACGGTGGTCTTTACCCCGCATCTGAAATCGACGCGCACTATCAGGGGCTGGAAGGCACTCTTGCACCATTGGGCCACCCAACGGTCAACGGCCAGTTTGTATCAGCTTTCTCGCCTGAGGGAATCAACGTAGGCCACATCGGCGCATGGAACCGCAACGTGAAGAAATCCGGCAATCGGATTTATGCGGAGAAATGGGTTGATGTTCAGGTTGCCAATCAGAGTGAGGGTGGGCGTGAACTTCTGGAGCGCGTTGCAGCGATTGAGCGCGGCGATGATGTACCACCCATTCATACCAGCGTTGCAGTATTTCTCGACCAGCTTGAGGCAAGCGAGCAACAGAAGGCTCAGGGCATTGAATGGGTTGCCAAAATCAACGCAATGGACCATGACGCCATCCTCCTTCATGAAGTCGGTGCGGCACAGCCAGAGCAGGGCGTTGGTCTGATGGTTAACGCTGACCAGGCAAAGTCCATCAAAACCAACTCTGGCGCACTGGTAGGCGAGTCCTACCGCGAACGTGAACGCCGCCTTGAGAAAGCTGCCCGCGACAAATTTGCGACCGGGCCTGACGATTACGCATGGATTGCTGACTTTACCGATTCACAGGCGATTGTCATCCGTAACGGCGGTGATGCACAGGTGTACGGGTATACCAGTGATGGTGGGCAGATCACCTTCGACGACACCGGCACCAAAGTAACGCGCCAGGAGTCGTGGGTCGCAATCGTAGCCAACAAATTCAAATCCCTTTTCACACCGCAGGATGCTCCTGCAACAAACCACAAAACGGAGGGCGACATGCCTTTAACCAAAGAAGAACTGGAACAAATCGGCAGCATGATTGGTGAGGCTGTGGCTACCAATACGGAGAAGGCAATTAAGCCGCTTTCCGAGAAGGTTGAAGCACTGCAGGCCAACCAGGAAAAGCTGACAGAAACCCTGACCGCCAACTCTCGGGCTGAAGAACAGACCAAGCGCGCCGCAGTAGCCGCTAAGCATGGCGAGGTCGTAGCTAACGCGCTGTCAGGCGAAGCGCTCGATGCAATGTTTAAATCTCTGGGCGAAGCCGCTCCGCTGGGTACCAACTCTGCACAGAACCAGGCAGAAACCGGCGCGCCTGATTACAAAACCTACTTTGGAGGTGCTGCGTAATGGCACGTTATCGTCGAATCAATATTGACGGTCAGTCGCTGTACAAGACCGAAACCCGAGTGGTCGCTGCTGATACCCTGCCGGGAACTGCAGTAGTCATTAATGGCGACAACGAGTTTGCACAAGCAACTGCTCTGACTGGTCGTCTCTACATCGTTGAAACCGGTTATCACCAGGGCCTGACCGTTAATGAGCCAATCCCTGCCGGTGATTCTGCCGTCGGCAACTATCTGGAGGAGGGTCGCGAACTGGCGCTACGGTGTGCTGCTGGCACCTACGCAAAAGATGACCCGATCAAGCTTGGCACTAATGGTCAGTTCACCAAAGCGACCGCCGACACTGACTCAGTGATTGGCTACAGCCAGGATGACGCCACCATCGCCGCCAGTACTACCGATTTAATCCGCGTACGCGCTCGCGTAGGCACCGTTGCCGCAGCAGCTGGCGCTTAATCAGGAGAATAAGAATGTATTTTACCGCTGAAACACTGGCTGCTAACAGCCGACTGCGCGGACACTGGAACGAGCTGTGGGCTAACCGCAACATCTTCAATCAACAGCATGACATGATGGTTAATGCCTACCGACCAAGCATGACCGCAGAAATGCTGGCGGCTAACGCTGTTGGCGGTTTTACCCGCGAATTCTGGGCTGAGATTGATCGCCAGATTATCCAGATGCGCGATCAGGAAGACGGCATGGAAATTATCAACGATCTTCTGGCTGTCCAGACCGTACTGCCTATCGGCAAAACCGCGAAGCTCTACACCGTTTCCGGTGATATTGCTGATGACGTATCAATCAGCATTGATGGTCAGGCACCATATTCCTTCGACCACACCGAATACGGCGGCGATGGCGACCCTATTCCGGTGTTCACCGCAGGTTATGGCGTTAACTGGCGTCACGCTGCAGGCCTGAGCACTGTTGGTATTGACCTGGCGCTGGACTCGCAGGCGGCCAAGATGCGCAAGTTCCACAAAAAGCGCGTCGGGTACTACCTGAATGGCGATGACAGCATTTCTGTCGATGGCTACAAAGGTCAGGGCATCCGTAACCACCGAAACACTGCGAAGATTAATCTCGGCAGCGGCGCTGGCGGCGCGAATATCGACCTGACTACGGCATCACCGGCTGACATGCTGGCATTCTTCGGCCCGACTGGTGCTTTTGGCCTGACTGCTCGCCGTAACAAAGTTGCTGCCTATGATGTTCTGTGGGTGAGTGCTGAGATTTGGGCAAACATGTCCAAACCATACCTCATCAACGTAAACTCCGGCAGCAACGCTCTGGTAAGCGGCACTGTGGCTGATGCGATCTCTCGCTTCATTCCTGCCAAGGAAATCCGCCCGACCTTCGCGCTAAGCGGCAATGAGTTCTTCGGATATCAGCGTCGCCAGGACGTAATTTCACCGCTGGTAGGCATGGCTGTTGGCGTAGTTCCGCTGCCGCGTCTGATGCCGCAGAGCAATTACAACTTCCAGATCATGTCTGCAGAAGGCTTGCAGATTAAGAAGGACGGCGAAGGCCTGTCTGGTGTGGTTTACGGCGCTAATCTGGCATAAGGGATAAATCATGGCTGATAAATACGAAGTAACACGTCCTTGGCATGGTGTCTCTTTAGGCGATGTGGTTGAACTGGAAAACCTGCACCATTCGTTGAAATCTCATGTCCGTAAGCTTTCCGGTAAGGCATCAGCAGAGCTGACTCCGGCGACTCCTGATGCATCTACCGATAAGCAGGCCCGCAAGCAGGCTATCACCAAGCGGCTTGATGATCTGGGCATTGAGTACAAAGGCAATATGGGCGTCGACAAGCTCGCAGAACTTCTGCCAGATGGCGAGATGGATAAGCTTTTCCCTGCTGAGTAACAGCCGCCTCGATGGCGGTTTTTTTATGCCCTCTGCGGAGGGCTATATCTGAGGTCAGCATGATAACCACAGCACAGGCGAAGGAATACCTATCGTCGGTCGGCATCACGCTGCCCGACTTTATTCTTGACGCGCTGATTGAGCAGGTGAACAGCATTCAGGAATGCCTTGATGCTCATTACCAACCTGCGACAGCGCTGCTAATTCAGATGTATTTGTTAGGACTGATGGGGCTGGGGCAGGGCGATCGCTATATCAGCTCTCAGACAGCCCCGTCAGGTGCCTCAAGGTCGTTTCGATATCAGTCGTTTGCGGATCGGTGGTCAGGCTCTCTGTCC